CTTTATTGAGTACAGTTTTTAAAGTGGTGTCACCATCTACACCTCTTAGCATCCAGTTTTGTATTTGTTGACGAACGCCTCCAGGTTTGCCACCATAACCAAAAGGTACAGGAGACTCAGACTTTAGGTCAACATTGTCAAGTGGCACAATTTTAACATTAGCCTCATTGCCACCTGCTTTCGTCTGTACAAATTGCCAGATGTCGTCGTAAGTTAACTCGTCATCTTTTACCAACAACTCAACAGATTTGACAACTGCTTTTTTATTAGTAGTTGGTTTAGATTTAGGTTTAGCGTTTGAGGGTTTAATGCCAAGTGGTGTCATCCCTGGAAGAGGCTTAACCTGTGGGGTCTTAATTTTATTAGTAAGTTTCATGTCGGCTCCTTTCTACGAGCTCAAAAGTTAATGCCTTAAACACAATTATTTAAGGTGAGTTAAGAATAGCATACCTGTACAAAGTCTGCAAGTCTTTGTTTATCTTATATATTCTTTCTTTATCAAGTGTCTTTTTCATGCTCAATCAACATATTGCTGTCAGCTAGAGCTGCGAGAGCAGGAAACTCTTTTTGTAATTTCTCAATCTCTTTTATCACTTGGTCTCTATCCATTTGATCTATCCTTCCATGCAGAATCTCTTTACGATCTATATAGATTCCTGCAGCTTGACCTCTGCTCTTTTCGGCAGCGACTGCTGCGGGATAGTTCCCATTTTGCATGGCGAGATCACGAATCTCAGCTAGTTTTTTTACATGTCCTTCAAATGTAACCTCATATTTTTTTGCGAGCTCTTGTTTCAACTCACGAATTCTTGCAACGACTTGAGGATATCTTTCTCCATTTAATAGTTGGGATGCAATAGCATGAGCAGATCTAACAGAATATCCTGCCCGAATCGCAGCTTCGGTCTGGCTTATGTCTTCGCAAACATAGATTCTTGCAAATTCCTCTTGTTTTGGAGTAATCCCTTTTTCTGTGCGAGGATTGGCAACAATGTCTATCGTCGGTTTGTGTGTGGCTTTAGCGAGTGGCATTTTTTCCTCCTTATAAGTTAACTTTACATAATAGGACCAAAATTGAAAAGTGGCATTTTTAAAATAGCCCTCATTTTTAATCGCGCGATCCTCGAAAGTACAGATCATATTGGATCAGATATTGGAATCATTGGTCAATAATCCATGCTAAGTCATTGAATATATGTGTATAGTGAGATATTGTATATTGGAGAAAGTGTAATTTTAAATTCAGTCCTATCCATCATTTACCCCTATATAGCAAACTAGCTTTTATCCCATAAAAAAGTCCCTTTGGAATGGAGAAAACCAAAGGGACTTAGAGTCATAAGGGAGGGTATGATTCTGTTCGTGATTTATTTATACCAAAAAAAGATTTTTGACACAAGCCTCTTAAAAATATTTTTCTTTTTATCTTCTTCGTCGCTTGGTTGCCAGACTTCTGGACTTGCTCCAGTTCTAAAAGTGGTCAGCATATCTTCGTCGATCTTCTTGGCTTGGGATTGAGCAGATTTCAATTTGCTAACAAAGGTAGACGACTTTTTTAATTTTGGCACAATCCTATAAACAATGTGGTCATATTGATTTTTAGTCAAACCATGATACTCCCTAATTTGTTTTCCAGTCAAACCTTTTTCTTTATCCTGCAATAAACGGATAATAAAATCTTCACTCGGTGGTATTCTCTTTTCCATCGCTACTTTTCTCCTTTAAATTACTTCTTATAAAAAACATTCCCGATGTGTGAGGATCCCAAAGCACATCTCCAGGATCTTCGCTGTGCATATCGTTCTTATAAATAGCTTCTACCTCATTTGAGGAACGAGCTTCAAATAAACAATCACTACAAAGTTTAGTGTACCTCTTATCTTTTGGCAATCCCTCGGCACTTGCTCTTACCCAAAAAACTTGAGCAGGTAAATTTCGGTGCATCTTTACTCCAAACTGTGCAGGACCCAATTGTTGACACATACCACAATAATCATTTACTTCTTCTTCTATGTAAAAAGTTAATTTTGGGTTACTCATCGTTAACTTCCTCCCCATTTTGATATTTGTTGTACACTTCCAAGAAATCTTTTTTAGTTTCTAAATACTTAGTAAAAAACTCCTCATCAGTTAAACTGTCACAGTCTAACTCCATATCCATCATTCTGGCTTTAACTTTTCCCATTGCTACGATCCCTATCTGCAGACAAAATACCAACGAATCTTGCTTTTTCGTGCATTTGCTTTTTTAATCTATCGTATGCTCCTGGAGTTGTATGGCAAATACTCGCCAATGTGAAAGCAAGAGTACCTACCCTTCGGCTATCATCAAATGGATCTACTTGACTACCTGCTTGCCCAAGATTATGCTCTTGTTCAGCAAGGGAGAGGAGTGCATTAACAGCACTCCTAACTTCACTATACGTATGCCTCACCTTTTAATCTCCCCATCCCAATATAAATCCCTTTCTATACCTCCTCCAAATGGTTTACATTTTAAATTTTTAAGTTCATCTAAACTTACATATCCTAACTCAGTATCATAACCTAAATTACAATGACCATAAGCAATGTCATTGTCATCAAGTTCTGACAAATACCAAGTTCCAACACCCCATGGATTAAATAGTTTTACGATAGGGTGAAAAGACTTTGTGCCATCTTTGTTTGCTCTATGATTAGCACGAAGTTGAGTTTCTATTTCTTTAGTGAGTAGCTCCATTATTTTTTCTCCTTTTTAGCTAACATATTAATTGTGCTCTCAAGTAAATTTACTCTACGCACAAGCTCTAAATGATTATTATGAGCATTATCAATGTATTGGTGCATCTGGTTAACTTCAGTTTTTAAGTCAACTTGAAACTTGGCTAACTTATCACTTAAAATTTCCCAATGTACTTTTACATCTCGCTGCACATCTTCAACTTCATTTTCAATAAGTTTAAAACCATTAGCTAAATCTTGACCAATATTCTCAAGACCTGCCGATATCCTGCCAGTCTTATTACGTAATCTGTACCAAAAAACTTCCTCAAGAGCTTTTTCATTTACCTCAAGAGACTCCACATCCCCACTATTAGGATCACTACTATTATTAGATAAAACATCTACTAATTCCTGTTCTACTTTCTGTTTCATAATTGCTCCTTTCTCGAGCTGTTGAAATAATGTGTGAGAAGCAACACAGCAAAGGTATCTCACAAAGAGAACCACAAAGAGACAAAGGTTACTCGCTATGAAAATGTATTGCCTCCCACAATATTATTGTATAATAGCAAAAACCAAATGATAAGTCTTAATTAATCTTGTATTTTCTGTCGGGAAAGACTTACTTTCGCACTCCAGGGATCCCATAAAGATATATCCTCTTTTTTCTTGTTATCTGATTGTTTCTCATCTTTTTTTACTTTGAGATTATCAGGAAGAGGAGCTAGAGTTATACGATTGTACCGATTGTAGGCATTGCCTTTTTTAATTATCACCATTGTCATATCCATAATATTCAGTTCGTGGTCTACTTAACGGAATCTTTTCTAAATAAAATTCCTCATACTTATATGTTATATGACATTTATATCCCTCGCCATATATTTTATCAGACCACATCTGACATTCCTCTGCACTATCAAAGTGCATGACAGTGAGTAAGCTATATAATACTATTTTATTCATTATCACCTTCCCACTTTTTAATAAGGAAAAGTAAAGCTTTCGCTGTTTCGTGCCGACCATAGTAAATATTTTCAGTGCCATCACTGAGATGTTCTTTACCATCAACAATAGGTTGTGCATCTTCAACAACAGATTCTAACCAAACTTTGATATGAGCTTGTACTTTTATTAAATCTGTAATGCGTTGAGCATGGTTCTCAGGACTATTAATACTATAAGTTTTCATGACTACCCCTTTCTACGAGTGTATGTGTCCATCAGTTTCAATGACTAAAGTAATATTTGTCCAGTCAACTACTATGGCATTGTCCATGCCAAAGGTGGGTCGCACTGAACGACGGAAAGCTAAAAACGAACGAGGTACATCTGTCGGCTCATTGTGTTGAGCTGCGTATGAGTGGGCGAGCTTCCACTTTTTATAAAGAGCTTTGAGTTGTGGTTTAGTTAACTTCATATCTATCCCCTTTCTACGGATTAGCTATATTATATGTTACATTAAACAATTAATATTGATAACTCTTTTGTTATCGCATTTAATCTTATTTATGGGTAAAAAATGAGGGCAGTTATTTTTAACTGCCCCAACATTATTATTTTATTAGTAGAGTATCAAAAAGCTTT